ATATCATTATCTCCGTCACCCACAACGACAATAGCAATCATGCCCATTGATTTGTGTGGTGAACACTGATACAGATATACACCTGGTGTGTCAAATGTCATTTCAACTTCTTTATTGAGCTTAGACTTACGCGGTGCTTTCCATCCGTCTGGTCCTGCAATGAATTCTACATTGTGACCTTTTGATGTTGGTACCCACGTAATTGTATCGCCTACATCAACACGTGCGATGTCTTCTGAGT